GCTTCATCGTAGTCCGTAAACCTTGGTACATCAGTGGCTCCTCCAAAATAGTTTGGATCGTACACAAAGAATACTACATCAGGTTCGCCATTGTTGAAACGCTTAAATGTGTCTTTGTCCCAACCTGGAGGGGCAAACTCATCATTCCAAGGCAACCTTGCAACAGGCTTAAAGCCAGCAGTTTCGTATATGCCAGGCAAGAATGTGTCGAATGCGTCAAGCTTACGCCCTCCGGCCTCGACTGCGGCTTGTATCATTGAATAACCAACGCTGCCGGTCTCATTGGCAGATTGGAACACAGCCACAATGTCTCCATCCGGCTTAATTGCAAAACCGCTTCCGTTTTCGGTTCTAAACAGCCGCGCATTAGAAAGCTCTTCAGCAGATTTAATTTCAACCTGCGCGCCATATCTATGCGCAGACATGGCATTGGTCATGTCTGCATTAAATGTAGCAGCCGTTTCCACAGCAGAAACTTCATTTATTTTTGGAAGTGATATATTTGACTCTTGATAAAGTCGTTGTGCAAGTGGATCAGGTTCTAGGCTTAAAAGCCCAGTTCCCTCAGACCCTGCTCCGCTTCCTCTGGTGTAAGGCCCGGATGCTTCGCTACCAAGGCCTGAACCTCTGCGCTGCGATCGTACGGTGCGCTTGGGGTTGCTGATGCCCCTGAACCCTGTGAGGACGCTTTCGCCTGACGATTCATTTGCAACTTGAGCTTCATCGCCTGCTCGAACTCCTGATCGTAATCCACTTGATATTCCTTCCGCTGCTTCAGAAAATGACCCTGGGCGAGAAACTACGCCTAAGTCAGTAAATAAGTTTTGTTCATAGAACCACAGAATTGCCTGGGTGTCCTGTTCAGATAGGCCGTCACCGCCAAGCTTGTCAATCAGCCTTGACGTAAATTCTTCCATGCGTCTGCGCTCGGCTTGGTTGCGAGGCCCACCTGTGATAGATCCATCAGGATTGCGCATATTGCCAAAGTGCCTATTGTAGGAACGGGCAAACCACATATCTTTTGTAGTGCCTTGGTAACCGTTAATATTTAGTGAGAACCGGCCTGTCTTGTCGCCTAAAATCATGGCGCCTAAATGCAGGCTGTCTTTCCCGCCACTAAGTCCACTGGGGCCACCGCCAAGTCCTGCGGCTTTGCGCAAGTCTGTCAATTCTTTTAATGTGTGAGAAGAAAGCCACCAATCAGCAAATCCTTCTGGGCCTTTAGTCTCAATCAAATGCGCAATAACTTTCATGCCAGACGCAACAGACTTTTGTTTCATCCCCCATCCAGCACCAGCTATTCCTTCAGTAACAGCACCAGGCTGCGGTGGATCTACTGGAACCTTTCCAGTTTTTAAGAATTGCAAAAATGCTGCCGTTGCTGCCTTTGTGTTGTTGTTGACCTTGTTGCCAATTGATGTAGGCGCAGCAAACGCTGACCAAATCACACGCAGTGTTTCATCATTAGCCAATGCCTCAAGGCCTGGAGTCTGCGCTAGTGTCTCAAATGTTTTCTTAACATCCGCATCATACCAACCGCGACCGCTTGTGGCCTGCTCCATTTGATACGCAACTTCTTCTGCCGCAGCGGTAACCGCTAAATCAAAATCTTCTTCTACGTTTGGATCTAGCTGCCGGCCATGAATCTCAACGTGCTTTTCTTCAAAGAACTGGACTAGGTCTTCTACCTTGGGTTTAGAACCGCCTCTGGATTTAGCAATTTCCGACACTCGGTTTACTGCGCTAGCGTTTTGCTCACCGCCCTCCCTTGCCGCAACATAGAATGCAGCATCTGGAGTTTGTGGAGTAACCAACCGACCAGCCGCAGCAAGCCCCCGATCTACTATAGGCCCAACAGGATTGCTAAACATTGTCGAGCCTTCTTGCGCTATGCGCTGCTCGGCCTCTGCGCCTGCTTTAATTAAAGAAGGCTCTAACACTTTAAAGCCCTTCTTCATAAGAGCTGCAATTGGTTTGCCAACAACAGTAGCCTCGGCCAAGCCTGCTGTCATAAGGCCCAGACCCATCAACCTTTGAAAGCTTCCACTGGCTCCATCACCCGATCCAACCGCTGACGCAATGGAAGATGCGGCGTCCAGTGCTAAACCCGTTGTCGCGTAAAGAGGGCTAATAGGAGCGCCTTGATTGCTTTGATTGAACATCCGATAACCTTCTTGAATGTCCAAAGCCCCGAAAGTGGCGAAATCAGCAACGCCTACCTGCAAAGGGTTTGTCTCTCCCGTGCCAAATAGTGCATTAGAGTACACGCTTGCAGAGCTTCTCAAAGATCCAGTTGCCGCTCTAATTGTTTCGTCAATAGTGCGGAAATTTACTTGAGCATTACGCTGCGCTGCGTCTTGCTCTATCAAAGATCTTGCCCTTTGTTCAGCCTCTTGTATGACACTAGGATCAGTTTCGTCTTCTACAGAGGCTCTTATATTCGCTGCCTCTTCAATGACACTAAGGCTAACTCCTTGCTCCTCTAACAACTCTGCTCGCATTCCCTCAGTCGCAAGTCGCACAGCAAGGTCTTCAACAAACCTAGTCCCCGCTTCTCTTATTGTAGGATCGCCCTCGCCAAAAACAAGAAAAGGCTCTCCGCTTGCTAGCTTCTGCGCTATTTCATCTGGAGATAAAGTTAAGTCCTCTTGCGGCCCCATAAGACCGGCAGCCTCTACAACATCAGGAGTGTAGCCGGCAGCGTCAAAGTCTTCCATAGTTGGCATGGCGCCGGTGGCTGCCATCCGCTCATTGGCAAACGAAACTGCGCCCTCTACTGGAGCCGATTCCGTTGTCGGCGCCAAAAGAGATGCAGGGGCTGTCTCCATAACCTCTGGCTGAGGCGTTGGGTAGTAGCGTTGAAACTCAGGTGTCTCAGGGCCAAATTCCATACCTTCAATCAGTATAGACTTCGGAGGGTCTACAGTTTCGCCCTCTTCACCAATCTTTATGTACCCGCCTCGGGACAGGGGCATAAGGATGTCGTAAGTGCTGGTCTCTGTGTTGAAAACGCTTTTCTTGTTCTTCTCGATAGCAGGGTTAATACCAGCCTCAGTAACAAGATTGGCCTCAAGGTATTTGTCCATTTCGTAGTCAGTGTCGTTGCCCAATAAATCTGCCATTAGTCAAACAATCCTTGATTAGCGAATCTAGCTCTTAGAGTTGATTTAAAAACAAGATAAGAGTTCTTACTTCTTTCTTGGTTTTCTGAGTTTAGGCTATCGTACCAAGCATCTATGGAGCCGAAAGGGTCAGAGGCGTTTGCAGTAAATCCTGGCAACCTTGTGTCTTGAAGAAAAGATAAATACTCAGCTCTCAGCTCTTCTCTATAAATAACGTCAAACTCATCTATTTTTTCTCGAGCAAACGAACGAATTTCCGCTAGCGTCATAGGATCGCCAAGTGCTTCTCTCCTGCTAAATTCATCTCTAAGGGCGTAGTCAGAAGACTCAAAAGCCGTCTTAGATGCTTGAGCAAGCCTGTCATCTCTTCCAATTGCCATTTGGGCATTATAACGGAAATGCCGAGAAAGCAGCCTTGAACCTACAGCCAGCCCCTCATCAGCCTCATTTGACATTTTTGTCCGCAATGCATTGTATTGTCCTGCGTCTAAAAGACTTTTATTTGCATTAAGAAGTCCAATTGTAAGCATGCCAGCCTCAGCTTGTCCGTAAAGCTCACTATTAACAACTGCATCGCCTTTGCCAGCAGGCCTAAACACAGGGGCTGTTTCAGAAACTGACATAGCATCTTCCATTGCCTGTTGCTGCGCAGGAGTGGCCCACATCTGGCGCTTTAAGCCATTATATAAAACTATTTGAGCTTCCGATCCTAACAAGCTGCCAAAGTCTGCCCCCAAATTGTCATAAAGAACTTTCATATCAATAGGGTCTAAGACCTGCCGCAGCGTAGCCTCAGACACAGTGTCTGTACTGTCTAAGGAAACAACAAGATTGAAAGCCTTTGTGTTTGATTTACCCACTTCCTCTTCGCGCTCATCGTCTATCTTTTCTTTGGCGGTGAAGAACGTGGAAGCCATTTGTATTGTGTCCTGCACAACTGCATTGGCCTCTTCAGCCGGCACAGCCATAAGCATATTCAGAACATGAGGCGGCAACGCGGAAATCCCAACCATGTCTTCCGCGCTCATTTTACCACTACGCACCATTTCAATTTGATTTAAAACCGATGAAAGGCCTATTGCCTTGTTTAAGTCAGTGCCTGCGTATGCTGGAACAAGGTTCTTAAAAGCTTCTGACAAAACCTTTTGGGTAACATTGCCCATAATTTCTGGGTTCACACCGCCGTTTCTAACGGCTTGCTGAACCATAGATTCTAATTGTGCTTGATCCATAGCAAGCTCATCAGATGTAACATCTAAGTAAGGATTAGAGTAAATAGAAACCTGCTGGTCTTGCCGAGCCTTCAGTGCAGCCTGCCTGCGCTTTTCAATCTTTAAGTCGATAACCTCTTGTAGCCTAAACTTAATAGGTATTTCCATCTGACGAAAGCTGTTGTCAAAGTCTTGCAGAGCATATTTGTTTTTGCCAACAGTAGCGCGCATTTCGTCGTAAACGCCTTTGACGCCCTGCGCATATTTAAGCTCACCGTCAAAAATGTTTCCGACATCCCTGTCTTTTTCAAGCTGGCTGGACAAAGCCATCAAGCCCTCTTTGGCTGAAAAGATCGCTTCGTTCTTTTGCGTTTCGGTAATCATTTTGTAGCGCATGTTGGCATATTCACCAACCTGGTTTGCAACCTCTGTTGCAATAGCGCCCTTCTGCAATTCAGCCTGGACAAAAGGCTGGGCATTCATCCTCGCCGTAATACGGGCGCCAGGAGCTTCAGATGTTGGACGGCCCTGTGATCTGTAAACTGGTATTCTCATTATGCAAACATCCCACTGGAGGAAGCAAACCGACCCGCCGTTCCAAAGCTCTGGATCAGGCTTGTTGTTCCTTGCGCTCTTAGACCAGCAGCCTGCGCCCCGCCTTCCATGCGTGACAGTTCAGCACTTAGCCTAGAGCTTTCTTGCTGATCGTTAATCTGCATGTTTGTGACCGTGTTGTTAAAGTCATTGATAGCTTGGTCATACTCAAACTCTCGCGCAGCCTGACGCAAAACCCGCATTGGAGTGCCGTGAGATATGTCTATGCCAGCTCCGCTGTACTGAGCGACAACAGACCCCTGAGCTTCCCTAAAACGAAAGCGATCAACACGCTCCTGCAAAACTGCATTGCGATTAATGATCTCGCGCTGCTTTTCAAGTAAGTCAATGTCGCGCTCAATCAGGCCGGCGTTAAACTCGCCCACTCTTGCAGCAGCAGCAGCGGCGCTGTCGGCAGAGCTTTTTGCGCTTAGGCCGCCAAGTATTGTTGCACCAAGTGTAAGTATCTCAAACATACTCAATCACCTCACAAATCAAATGTGTTCATGCGCGGGTAAAGCGCCAGAACAGTCATTGGTAGGGGCTGTGATTGCCGCACATAGATGCGATCACCGTCTACGAAACCGCCTTCAAACTCGATTTCTTTGTCTCCTGTGAATAATGGCACAGCTTCGTCCATATTCATAGAGCTGTCGCGGAAAAATATTCTGTCAGCACTTGCCGAGTCGCTGCCCACCTCTGCGCCAACTGTCTCATAGAAGCGTACAGTTATGTCGTGGATGCGTTTGGGCTTGCCTTGCGAAGTACCGTCCTGCGATCCAGACTCTAAACGCATTGTTTGCATTTCGCTTGTGTAGCCGAACCCAACTGCTCCACTCGTGGCAGAAAAGTCTAACGTCACACCGCCGCCTGAAACTGTCTTGTCCGCATGCGTGGCGCCGTTGGCCAGTATTGAAAGATTTTCGCCCTCTAAGTGATACAGGCCAGAAAGTGTTGTGGTGGCAGATCCTGAGTAAACCAAACCGCTGTCCACAAAGAAAGCCGCAGTCGTGTCACTACCAAAGTCAAAGGCCTTCATAACCTCAACGTATTGCTTAGTCACGCCGTTGATCGTGCGCTTAACAATCATGTAAAGCTCATCTTCACCGCTGTCTGTAGGTAAGGTGATAATGCTTTCAACCTTAGCTTGCCCACCTTCAAACGCCCCGCCGATAATATGCTTGTGCCAAGCAACAATTTCTTCTTCACGCCGGTAGGTCAAGCCAAGCAAAGTGCCATCAGTGCGGCGCGCCCAGATAATGCTTTCAGGCTCTTGCTGGTACGCAAACTCTTTTATGCCGCCCTCAGTTAGATGCTCGGACAGGATTGTAATGTCTGGGGCTGCATAGCCTGCAACATCTACTTCACCAATATAGCGAAACTCTCTAACCTTGCGCGCCCCGCGCTGGGCAAACAAAGTAACGTCAGCAACCTGGACAACCTCGCTGTCAATGCACCCATAGTTAGAATACTTGCGGATCACTGTCTGAGTAGGCGTAACCGGCCCACCATTGGTTGTGGTCAGAACATACTCGCCACCAGATGTGCCAATGTTTAGTATCCGAGTAGCAGACAGATAACGGATTGCGTTTACCTTGTTGGAAGCAATGGTGTAGATCAGAGCATCATCGTCAGCAGTGCCAGTGTGAAAATTTAAATAGTCAGCACTTTTAGAAAACCACAAGGTCTGTGGGTTGTTATTCGTTGCTGCAAAAACCAAACGCTGTTCAAAGAAAGTAACAACACTAGGATAATTGTCAGAGCTAGTGAGGACAGGCGTATTGTTTTCGTTGATCGAAGGAGTAGCAAACGTCCAAGCATTGTGATCTGTACGGGATAATGTACGGACAGCGTGGCTGGGATGCACCAAATACATGACATCCGCAGATTGTGCAAAGCGAACATCGCTTACCTGCGCAGATGTGTAGGGCGTTGCGACCTCAAATAGCTTGTCAACACTAACGCCAGATCCAGTGTAAGTTGTAAAACTTGTCGTATCAATATCGTTGCCAAACAAGTCAGTCAGCGTGAACGTGTTAGTAGTAGAGTTAGCAATAAGATAATTTCGAGCGACTAGCTCGGTCATATCACCACCTTCGTTGTAAAGGTAAACTTCATCTCCATCGCTAAGGCCGTGGCTAGAGCTGGTGAAAACGCCTGGGCTTGCCTGCGTAATAGAAGAAACATTCTTTTCACTATCAACCAAAACCTGCAATCCGTTGCGAAAAACACGCATGTACTGATCGCCAAACTCTAGCGCGTATGTGTCGGCTGTTTTAAACTCAAAAGGTATCAAACGGGTAATGCTTGAGCTGTCTTTTACCTCGCCTAAGTATTCTGTGCCTGGGCGCCGCGTAACGCCCCCATGCGGCTGCACAATCATATTAGTTAGCTCAGACAGGCCTTCGCGATACTTCTCAATCGTAACGCGCCCCTCAAGGCGCGGGGAGATCTCACCGGCTGTAAATGTACTAATCGCTGGGGCTGATCGCGCCATTAGAACCTCGACTCAATAAATTCGCTTGCCTCTAGCCGCTGTGGCGCGCCCTCAGTACCGTCAACAAAAGCGGCTTGTTTTAATTTGTCAGAGTATTCTGCCGCCATCATCTGCTTGACAGTGTTGGAGCCAGTGATTGCGTAACTAACCTCAAAAGCTATGGCCGCTGCTAAAGTGTCGATTAGATTAGCGTCATACTCTTGCGGGTCTGTAACCCGAGCAACATACTTAATTTTGGCAATGCCTTCGTCAGAAAGAAGCTTGCGCCCCTCAATGACAAACACAGGGCCACCTGTGTTGCTAAACATATTGTCTTGCGGATAAGATAAAGTCCCGTTGCTGAATTCCAAAACCCTCAAACAGTATGGATTTGTTGGCAAAGTAAACTGATTTGCATAACCAAACGCAGGGGATTCGCTTTCTTTCGGCAGCTCTGCTCTACGCAGAAGGCAGTTCCAAGGATGCGCGCGAAACACGCTGTCCCGAACACTGTCAAACCTTTGGTTGATTAACCGCGCCGGCTTGCTGTTTTCTTCAAAACTTGAAATGTTGTTCGCACCCAAGCTGTTCAGCGCGTAGTTTGCAATATCAACCGTACTGGTCATCAGTTGCCACTCCTATTTATAAGGCTTTTTCTTGAAGCCCCACCAGAATCAGACCTTTTTTTCGCCGCACTAACTGCGTCTGATATGCTGTCATACCTGGGAAACTTATTGCCTGTTCTCTTTTCATAATCCTGCGCAGTGTTCCAAGCCTTGTCGCTTGCAAAGAATTTTGCTTCGCCCGTTTCAGTGTTAAACCATATTTGAGGAATGTTCCAAGCCTTGCCTTCTGGAGATTGCTCAGAAGCCAAATATTCCGTAGCTTTGCGCCCACCAGGCAAATCAACCGCAGTATGCTTGCTTGGATCAAAGGGTTCAAAATTATCCATATGGCTCTCTCCATGTGAAAAGAGGGGGCGGCGAACCGCCCCACTCCTATTAGTCTACCACATACTTGATGGTCACCTCAATGGTTCCAGTGCCAGCAGCACCGCCCATCGTGGCTGTGATAACAACACCATCCTCATTAGTATCCGTCTCTGTACCTGAGCCTAGGGCTAAGGTGGCAAGGATGTCTACTTTCTGAGCAGATGTTGAAGCAGCAGCAGCTTTGTAAGCAGCCGGAGCGGCAGAAACAGCAGTGCCAGCAGAATTTGTATGCGCTGCATACCCCACTGACAATGTAGTTGATCCACCAAGAGCATCATGCGCAAGAGAACCCTCAAGCAAACGCGCTCCGTCTGGTAGTGTGAACATCTCAATAACGTCACCGGACGCCAAGGAAGATGCTTCGTATGTGCCATGAGCTACACGGATACGACCCGCAAGCTCATTAGCTTTGTTCATCACGGCTGGTGTTGCGCGTGAGTTAGTACGTTGTGCTGAATATACAGTAGCCATTAATCAGTCTCCTTATTCGCTACACGCGATTTCGACAACTTTGGATTCTTCCATCCGTGTCGCACCGACAGACTGACAATAGTAAACCTGAGTCGCGTAGGATTTATCTGCGCGCTCATCAATGCGTGCTGCTGGCTCTTTGCCAATAGCGCACTTGATGCCGTCAGATGCAAACGCAATCACTTGGCGGTCAGAGTTACTATCTGTACCCAAGCGGTTTGAAACGATGAAGTTGAAGCCAACGAATGTGTTGATCTCACCCATCGCCAAGGCTTTGACAGTGTTGTAATCGCTGGAAGTTACAGTTGTGTTGTTCAACAGATCAGAAACCTGCTTTGGAGAAACAAGAATGTTACGCGCGATAGAAGGATCTACGTTGCCACTGTCAAGGATCTCTTTAGCTTCAACCAACTTAGCAATAGTCAAACCGGCAGATCCATGTGCGATCTTTTGGCTTGCTGGCAATGCTGTAGTGGTTGAACCGTCTTTGCCTGTTGAGGCGTTGCCGAGAGCAGCAGCAATGATAACATCATCCATTGCGCGGCCCATAGCTGCGGCAGCAGCACGGCTATATGTTGAAGTCGGATCAACAAGCAAGCGCACTTTGTCCTGATCGTCGATCAGATCGGCATACTCATAGTCAGACATAGTAACCATACGGCGTGAATGTGGTGTGTCCACAATCGGTGTATCCGCATGACGGGAAGTGCGCAGGACAGCGGCTGCTGATCCCACTTGGTCAAAAAAAGCTTTTTCGCCATTCACGCTTTCCACATCTACCGCATTACGCAGCAGAGAACCCATCTGCTGTGACAGCATCTGGATGTTTGCAGAAAACTGATTGACAAAAGCTGTAGTGATTTGAGTAGACATTTCGTCATCTCCTTAGCTTCGTTACAGTTTAAGTTGCTGCGCTTGGTTGTCCCCGAGGGGGCCGTGCTACTGCTTAGGGCAGCTAATCCGCTTGACGCACAAGCTTGATGTCGTGGGCCTAAAGGTTATCCACTATGCCATGAGCGAAAATAGTCGCTGCGCTTCCGCAACATACGCATCATGTTCTGGATGCTGCGCATCCAAATACGGCCCGTCTTGCCGCATAACCTCTTTCAGTTGACGCTGCGCCTCTTCTGGCGTCATTATCAACTCAGTCGGTTCACCGACCAGGTTATCTTCTCCAATCTGTTCTGCCAAGGCAGAAAACATTTTTATAACCTCTGGGTGATCTCCAAGCATCCGGCCATCCGAAAGCTGCACATCCTCAAACATGCTCATACCTTCTTCGCCCAATAACGTCCTAGCGGCGTTCTGCGCCATTCCTATGCGCTGTTCATACGCTTGACCAAACTCCTGCCGCAGAACTTGCTCTGACTCATACACGGCGCTCTCAGCGCGGCTCTGGGCCTCTGCCTTAGAGCCTTCACCTGACTCTGTGATAAACTTAGCAAGTCGATCTACCTGCCGAGGCTGTAACCCCGCTTCCCACATGGCCTGCTTTAGGCCAGAGATAGCGGTTTCATCCATGCCATCGCCTAGGTTCATCTCATACGCATCAGCACTATCTGGGCGCCCGATAGAATTGTAAAACTCATTGTATTGGTCATCTGTCCAGCTCTTGCCAGGTTTTGGGATCTTATCAGCGCCAATCATGCGCTGGGCGTTTACATAACTTTTTGCCAAACTGGCTGGGTCTGTAAACGTGCGCAGTGAAGGCTCACCCCGCAAATCTTCTGGTAAACTGTCCAAAAATCCTACTGGAGCAGCTTGTGACCCTCCTGCGACTTCTTGAGATCCATTATCTTGGATTGCCTCTTCGCTCATTGTTTTTCCTTCTCTTCGGTCAGCATACGGACAATCAGCAGCACCGCTGCGCGCTGACCTTCATTAAATGCAGTTTCATAAGGATTGTCCGAAAACGTAGTTGTCTCATACCCAAAACGAGTTTTGAGATCTTTAATTACCCTAACGCCATCTTCATTATTAAAAGTGCGCCGGTAAGCTAACTTCAGATCCTCTATTTGCTTCACTGTCCAGCCCCCTGCGTTGCCTTAACCAAAGGCGCGACATTGCCAGCAGCCTCAGATGCCATCATTTCACGCTGCATCTGCTCTTGAACCTGGGCCTGCTCGGCCTGCTCTTTGCGAACCTGCTCAACCTCATCAGAACCCCTGATAACCCGAGCCGGCAAGCCTGCTGTCTCAACCAAATACTGAACCATCTTGTCGCCGTCCAAGTAATCCGTAACAGGCGCAACCTCACTAACCTGAAGCAAAATCTCAAACCCGCGCAGCATCGCTTGCAAATCTGTAAGCTTCTGAGCCTTAGCTAGAGGCGAAACATATTCAATATCAATGCTTTGGCCCTGCAATTCTTCAGGCGGCGCTGGAAGCAACCCAGCGCGCAGAAGTAATGCAAAGGAACGGTCGATCAGCGGCTGGAGTAGCTCGGCCTGCAACCGTCCTAAAACAGGGCCGAGCAAACGCATTTTCTCCTCGTTCCTCTGCAAAACCTCAGTCGCTGTCATGTTGGCGCCTTGGCCTAACAGCAACTGATCCACATAAAACGCCTGCCGAATTGCATTCCGGCGCTGCTCTTCCATGTTCAAACCCAAAGGATTGTTGGCCCCAATGTTCAAAGGCTCCAAGCGATCCCGTGTACCCGAGCGATAAAAGTTTAACGCGCCAGGTGTAGTGCGAACAGGCATCATAAACCCGTCATCTGGAACCATCAAAGGCGGATCAATCTGCTTTTGAGCCGCCTTGATTGTCGTTTCAGACATCTTGTTCAGCATCTTAACATCAGGCAACGCAGTCATTGCCGGCGATCTGCCGTAAGTAGAAACGCTATCCTTAACAAAACGCGGACACATAAACGGAAACTCATCAAAGCCGCCCTCAGAAAGCAGCTCACGATTGTCGGCCAAATAATAAACAGACGCGACAGGCTTGTTCTTGGCTAACTTGCCAGACGCCTCTGCGCGCGGAAAGACAGCGTGGACAACCTCATGCTCCTTGTAAGGATCATCTTTTAAATCTTTCTCTACCTGGCGCGGCATCTTAACCCCAGGGAACTGCATGGCAATCGCCCGAGCCGTCAGCTTGAACTTCCGATAAACAGTGTCAACCCTGCCGCTAGGATCTTCACTTATGCAAACCTCGGCAATGTGGCGACACGCAAAACGCAAGCCACCCTCTTCAGACTCAACGTAAAAAGACCCCGTGCCAAAAACAACCAAATCATAATACAGCTCATGGATCTCTTGCTGAAAGTTAGAACGATTGAAATGCTGGTACATCTGATCCATGCAGATCTCTAACCACTCATTCGCTGCATCGTCGCGCTGCAAGGCGGTGTCGCGGTAACGCATTGAAAACCAAGGGGTACTTGGCGAAGTAAGCATGCCGTGCAAACTAGAAGCCAACAACTCAACAGCGTGAATAGCCGTGCCGTCAAAAATCCGTTCAGTTCGCTTGTCGCCCTGGGTGCGCTTCTTGGTAATGTCAGCCTTACGCGGCAGCATAAAATCAGCAAGCTCTTGCCAATGAGACTCCCAATTGGAACGCTGGCTCTGTAACGTCTTGTATCGCTTATCTAAACGGGCAACTAAAGGGTTTACTTCTACCATTATTTCATCCCATAACTTGTCATCAATGTACGCTTAGGGCGCGATTTAGAATCTTTAACACCCTCAACCGCACCGCCTTGCGTCCGGCCAGCCATCTTTTGCTGCGCGCGCTCCAAAGGATCAACAGTCGATTGCCCAAGCAACGCAGCAGGCTGGGCAGCATTGCCGCCCATAATCCCTGCAATATTGCTCAGTTTCTTTTTCTTAATAAGCATAATGCTATCCAATCAATGACCGGCGGCGCCGCGTCTTCTTGTCTTCCTCGCCAGAACCAAGCAAACCGCCAGGTGTCGTAAGAATAGTTGACCGGCGCCCCTTCTTCATAAGGTCAATAGCCTCATCCTCAGCAGGGCCAACAGAAGTGGCACTCGCAGCAGCAGCCTGGGCAGCGCCGCCGGCAGCAGTGCCAACAGACGCGCCACTGCCGGCATTGCCAACAAAATTACGGTTTTCGCCAAACGTGTCCTGGCTAATAGTCTCAACATTTGTCAAAGCAGTGTCGGTTGCGGTATCAAGAGTGGTGGTTGTATCCGCGGCGGTGTCGGTTGTGGTTGCAGTGTCAGTTGCAGTAACCGTTGCCGCAGGACGGGAATCTTTGTCGTTTCTTTTCTGCTGCGAAGTAAATTCTTCCAAAGCGGCAGTAGATGCCATCTGCCTCGCTTTTAAATCACGATCATAAACATCGTTCTTTTCTTTAACGCCAATATCCATTAAAACAGTGTCAGTAAGAGTGTTGGCAGGTTGGTTCATAGTGGAACCTCTAGGCGCACCTTTTTCGCGCGTTTTGTCTGGCTTTGATTTAAATCCGCTTAAACATCCGCCCATTATAAAACCTTTCTATACTCAGAGCCAACAGGCTCATAACCAAACTTCTCAATCAGCTTATTAGATCTAGGCATCGAAATGCCAGAAGAAGTACCGCCAACTAAAATCTTTGCGCCCTTATCAAACGCCCAAGACTCAAACATCTTTAACAACCTAACACCAATCATGCCGCCACGATGCTCAGGCAAGACATACCACAAATTGTTCTGAGCTGACAAGGTTTTTGAAAAATACAACTGATAAACCCAGCCAGACATAAATCCAACAACCTCGCCACCACGCTCCGCAACAGAAAGAAAACAAGACTCATCATCATAAAGCCAAGACAAATGACCAGCAAAAACAACATCGTCAAAAACAATGTTGTTAAATTGCGTTTCTTGATGAAAGTCACGGCACATCTTAAAAATCGCAGAAGCATCACTGCGATCCGCTAACCGATATGAACAAGCTTTACGCCGCAAATGGATCATATTCCATCACCGCCATTTTCTGAGAAACCGCCATGCGATCCCTACTCTCTCGCAAACCAACTGCCAAATACCTAAAAGCATCCGCCGCATGAGATGACCAATCATGAACAGGCGAAGACCTAAAGCTCCTAGTGCGCTCGTTATACGCCCTATGATACTGACGCAAACACTCCAAACCATGACCGCACTTCTCCCTGTCAAACCATAAACGCGGTATCAACATCTGACCCGCGTGAATACCATCCTCAATCGGCAGCTTAGGAACAACACGAAAATTCAAACCCAAGTCCCAAGCAACCTCGCGCCTACTCTTCCCAGACCCCAACTCCCGAACCTCAATGTCATGCGGAGCATTGTGATCCCCATACAAGTAACCCTTCGACGTTAAAATCTTGCAGTAATGTGGCAACCCCTCGCCACGAGCCTCATAAAAATCTATCACATGAATAGCACGGCCAACAGACTGCGTGAACCAAATCGCCGTGCTGTCACCAACACCCAAATCCCACCAAGTGTCAACCTTAACAGAAGGATCATAAGGAACATTGCAGATCCGCCCGTCCAACTGGGCAACCTCCATCTCCTTGCCATAAACAGCACCAGGAACATTAGCATTCCAAGAACACTCAAATTCCTGCTGATACTGGTCATGCGTCATCATAGACTTGGCAGCCTCCAATTCCTCATCGTCCAACAACCCAGTCTCACTAGCCTTGTAAACAGCAGCCAACCAATCAGGATTAGAAGCAGCCTCCTCATACTTATCAAAAAAAGCATTGTGGCCTTTAGGCGTCCCAACAAACACGCACCAACCCTTGCGATCAGATAACGCCGGACGCAACACCTCGGGAAACACATTCTCAGGCATGTCGGCAACCTCATCCATTACACACCCGTCAAGATAAATACCCCGCAAGCTGTCTGGATTCTCAGCACCCAACAAACTAATCCTAGCACCGTTAGGCAAATCACAACGCAATTCAGTCTCGTGAAAACGAACATTCGGTATCTTGCCAGCAAACTGTTTTATATAATCCCAAGCAACATTCTTCGCCTGGCGATAGGTGGGCGCCATATAGGCATACCGGGGGTTCTCTTTCCCAGACATCAAGGCATCACGCAAAACATGGTTGATCGCCCAAACCGTTTTGCCAAACCGCCGGTGGCAAACAACAACGCCCCAACGCTTCAAAGACATCTCATTGTGCAGCTTTAACTGCAGCTCCCTCGGCTCATAAGGAATCTCAATGTGCGTCAATGCTCAGTCACCCTCTTCTGATCCTTGAATATCAATATGCCATTACTCTCAAGGATAGCCTCATACAAATCAATAAGCAATATTGCCGACTCAATCTGCTCAGATGCGCTGCGGCTGGTAACAACGCTGTCCCTCAAGGCCTCTAGGTGGCCGAGGATGGCTTGCTGCGAAGGCGACAGGGAGTAAGTCAAAGTGTCTCTAGCTCCGGTATAATATAGCGGTATAAGGGCGCCCGGTTTTGCGGGGGGTGGGGGGGCCGGTTTGCGCAAAACGCATGGCTTAACCGTAGTGCCATAATTACTATTATGTTAAATAGAACGCAAGGCATTGTTGTTGCTGTAGATTTTATCCGCGACTGCCATGCATCAAACGCAAACCACAAGATGTTGTGCCTGCCCTGCCTCGACCCCAACACATTCACATATTCATATGTGTTGTTTTCACGCGCGTAGCTGTCAACGACAGAATGTGTTGTATACACAAGATCCGACATCAATGCTTCGTCACTCGCTCTTCCTTTTGGTCAGGTACAACCTCGGTTGTATTGACCTCGACATCACCACCAGCCCAACTGATTGTGAACGTCTGGGCTTGTGGTTGGTCTTCCTTCTTGTCTCTCACACCCCACGGCATGTTCCGTGCTAGCGTCCATTTCAACGTGTCGATCTCCAGCCTACGCCGTTGCACTTCTGCGTTAGCCAGCCTGTTGTCCTCAAACGTAGGCAATGGCGACACTGCCAGGTTGTTGATGTGGTCAGTGAAATACTCTGACTGCATGACCCTACCTCTGCGGTATATCTCATACAGCTCATCGTCACGCAGCACAGCTTGCATGACGCCTTGATATGTTGGCATGCTTGCTGACTTGAGAATGTTCTTGAGTGTTTCGCCTACTGCCAAGCGGTCAGCGATCTTGTGCATTAGCACGGAGTCAATCTTCACTGGTTTCTTTGCCATGTGTGCCTCATATGTTTTGTGCGATCATAGCACAAAAAAGGCCCAGCGCAATAATGCTGGGCCAGTTGTTGAGTGTTGAGCTGTGGAAACAGGTGGAAGCAGCTCAACGGGCAATTACTTTTTATCAGAACGGGATGTCATCATCAAACACTTTTGGCCTTGCTTTGATGTCGATCACCTCTGCTGCTGGGAATGATTCTTTGACTGCCTTTTCGAACTCACCTGCCTTGTGGTCTCTAAAGTGTCTGTATGCGAGTGCTACCTCTCTGAGTGTCAGCAGCTCCAGGTCTGGCCTTTGCTCTTTGATCTTCTGCCATGACCTTCCGTCTTTCATGATGCCAAACATCTCGCCGTCCAGTTCCATCTCCCAGATGTCTGTTGAGGCTCTCTGTGCGCCAAGACGCTCTGCCTCTGCGTCCATTGCGTTGAGGCCTCTTACGACGACCTCTGCTCTGACCTTACATTCTTCTGGATTGTTTTCTTCGATAGCCTTGTTCATCTTTGCCATTGCAGATCCATACTTCTGGGCTGTTTCAACGCTGACCAATTCTGGCAGCATGTCGATGCCCCATTTTGTGTCCATCTGAATTGCCAGCCGATCCATTGGAGCTATTGCGTAGTCACACATGATTTGATCCTTATGCGCTTGCGGGTTGAATAATCTGTCTGCCTTCTTTTGTCGCCTTGGCCTCCGAGGTTTCTGCGTTGTCATCATCATCTCCACAGTTAAATCACCACAGTTTGATATAATCCACATTCCACCACAGTAGTATGCATATACATACAACTACTGTGGTGGAAGTATTTGTGGCCTTTTCTTCCACAGTTCCACAGTTCGTCCACAGTTCAAAAAAACAACTGTGGAACTGTTGGGAAAGCATTAGACTTCCTCCCAATTGACCCACTCCCCGACCACTAC